GGATACTCATGAGCAAAGTTTGGGATAAACAACATGGCGGGAGTCACTATCAAAAGTATGTCATTCAGCCAAGTAAGTTTGTTGTTGAGAATAAATTGCTATATCCAGAAGGATGTGCTATTAAATATATTATTAGACATCAGGATAAAAATGGTAAGGAAGATTTATTGAAAGCAATACATTTTATAGAAATGATTATAGAGAGGGACTATAAGTGATACCAGAACTACAAGAACTAGATGAAATAAAAGATGGCGATATTGTTGCTGTTGACTTAGAGACATACGATCCAGACCTCAAGACTCACGGATCAGGGGCCATCATAGGTAAAGGTAAAGTTTGTGGTATCGCAGTGGCTTTTAAAAACACAACATTATATTATCCAATAGCACACAAAGGAAACAACCACGGTAAAAATAGAGTTTGGAAAAAATTAAATCAAACAGTATTTCAAAATGAAAAAGTAGTAAAAGTATTTCACAATGCTATGTATGACGTATGTTGGATACGTGCAGCTACAGGTATGATGTTAAAAGGACAGGTATATGACACTATGATAGCAGCATCAATTATTGACGAAAACAGACAAAAATATAGTTTAGATGCATTAGCTAAAGATTATTTAAACGATAATAAATATAAATATGATCTTGTGGACAAAGCAAAAGAATTACACGGTATATCAGATCCAATGACTAACATGCACAAGTTACCATATGATTTAGTTGTTGATTATGCAGAGCAAGACGTTTCACTTACACTTAGACTTTGGAATAAATTTGAAAAGATTATCAAAAAACCGATAGGCACAGAATCTAAAAATAAAAAAACTTTGGAAAATATCTTTAACGTAGAAACAAGATTGTTTCCTTGTTTAGTTGATATGAGATTTTTAGGAGTAAGAGTTGATGAAGAAAAAGCAAAAACATTTGGTGATACTCTTAAAAAAGAACAAGCAGAAATATTAAAAACAATTAAAAAAGAAACAGGTCTTGATGTTGATATCTGGGCCGCAGACTCTATTCAACCATTATTAGATCATCAAAAAATTACAGATTATAAAACAACACCTAAAACAGGGCGAGCTAGTATAACAAAATTATATTTAGAATCACACACAAATAAGTATTTAAAAATGATTGCAAAAGCCAGACAATTAGATAAACTATTCAACACTTTTGTAACCGGTATTTTAAAATTTATACACAAAGGTAGAATACACGCAGATATAAATCAAATAAGATCAGATCAAGGTGGAACAGTTACTGGTAGGTTTTCTATGCGTAATCCAAACTTACAACAGATACCGGCTAGAAGTGAATTGGGTAGTAAAATACGAGAATTATTTTTACCAGAGGAAAATCACAAGTGGGGATCATTTGACTATTCACAACAAGAGCCTAGACTGGTTGTGCATTATGCGTTAAAGAATGGCTTTTACGGTGCCGAAGAAATGGCAGAAGAGTATCGAGAGGACCCAACCACCGATTTTCACGAAATTGTCGCCAGAATGGCTAAAATCACCAGGAAACAGGCAAAAACAATCAACCTAGGTCTTTTCTATGGTATGGGAAAAAATAAACTAGCTAGATCTTTAGAATTAGAGGACGACGAAGCAAAAGAACTTTTTGAAAAATACCATAGCCAAGTGCCTTTTGTTAGAAAGTTATCACAAGGATTACAAGAATTTGCAGAAAAAAATAAAAATATTTACACATTAGAAGATAGATTTTGTAGATTTGATAAATGGGAGCCTATTAACAAAGAATGGAATCCTGAAAAAGGAATTTTTGAAATAAGTGATTATCAAGAAGTAGATGGTAAAAAACAAATAGTTAAACTACCAGTGCCTATTCTTAAAAAAGAAGAAGCAGAAAACAGATATCTTGCAGGACTTGCCAAAAGCTCTCAACCAGGAGATCCTAATCTTAAATATTTTGATAAACACTACAGACCGGCATTTACATACAAAGCTTTAAATAGATTAATACAAGGGTCAGCCGCAGATATGACAAAAAAAGCAATGGTAGACTTATACGAGCAAGGTATTATACCACACATACAAATTCATGATGAACTTTGTTTTTCTATAAAAAATGAAGAACAAGCAGATAATATAAAATCTATCATGGAAAATGCGATAAAACTTAAAGTGCCTAACAAAGTGGACTATCAATCGGGGCCAAATTGGGGTACAATAAAATGAGGATAAATTATGGCTTACTTAAATGCAAACATACCACCTATCTATGCACAGATAAGGAGAGAGTTTTTATATGACTTACAAAAACATAATGGAGAAGTTGAAGACTGTATTATATTTGGCATATCAGCTCTTACTGGAAGGAGTATATTATGGCATGCTATTATGGAAAACGGTGCAATATTTTATCGCTTACCAATTAGCGCGTTTATTCAAAAGGGATTTAAGCCATCCGAAGTGCCCACAAGAAGACTTGATGAATTACAGCTCTGGAATTGTTTTTCTTATTATCCTGCTGTCACTTCTTGGGACATTTTAGAATCACAAGCCGGTAAGTATATAGGAAAAGATAAAAAATGGCACCCAGGAAAATATTTATTTACTATTGACTTTGCACATCCAGAGGCTAACATACTTGACACTGATCATTCAGAGATTCCGCACGAGCACAAGTGCGCTCACATTATTGCCTTAGATGATGGTAATTTTGCAGCACAGCCTAACAACAGATGTATATGGGACATACCTTCTTTCACCGTGAAAGATAACACACCTGATTGGAAAGTGCAGACATCTGAATGGAATGTTGAAGATAGTAGAGCATGGCGGACAGAAGATACCGACAAGTTCTTTTATGAAATAGAGGAAAAGAAAAATGATTGATAAAATTAAAAAAGCTTTTGGCAAGATTTGGAACAAGATCAAGTCTCTTTTTATACCAAAGAAGCAATAATGATTGGGGGTTGTTATGAACTACAGGTTCACAGCAATACTTATAATTTTGTTATGTTTACTGGCGGTTTTTGTACGGCCATCGCAGCCGTTGCAAGTTGATCCAAAAGATTATATAATCCCTATACCAAAACCAAAACATGAGTAAGAAACCTTTAACAATATCTGAATCCGCTGCCGTGCAGATGCCGATGAAGACGGTTGCCAGTTTGATAATTATCGTGGCACTCGGCACCATGGGATATTTTCAGATGGTTGAGCGTCTTAACATTGCAGACACTCGTATACAGATAATGGAAAAAGATTTACAAGAAAATACAGAATTTAGAATCAAATGGCCACGGGGCCAACTTGGAGCGTTGCCCGCAGATAGCGAGCAATTTATGATGATCGAGGATCTTTATAAGACTACGGACAAATTAAATGCGCACATAGAATCTATGGCGTTAAACAAAGTAAACATAGAATTTTTACGTAAACAAATGGACAAAGTTTTAGAAGACATTGAAAGATTAAAAGACTCAAACAGAGAAATGAAATACACAAATGGGAGCTCACAATGATAGAGTCTGTGGTGGCCCTACTTATGTTCATAAACGGAGAGATCAAGGAACACCGTATCCAAGATAATATGGCTGCGTGCCTCCGCGGGAAGCGCGAAGCTGAAAGAACTTTTTCAGAATCTGTATCCTACAAATGCTACAAGGGTAAGGCAGAGACAGAGATATACATGGGAGAAAAGTCTATTAAAGCACTTATATTAGAATGAAAATACAAGCAGAAATAGTTAATGGTATTTGTCCAACATGTGAAGAGTACACACCATTAGTAGGATTAACTAAACAATTTTTTAGATGTATGACATGTGGTGCAGACTTAGAACAGCATGTAAATGGTAAAATAAGTTATATACCCCACATAACTAAAAATACACTACAATCACAGGTTGATAAATATTTCGATGGCGAAGCGTAAATTTACAAATTTTGTACCAAGACCAAAACCTCGCAAACGTCCAAGAAGACATACAAAAAGTCTAAATAAATCAAAAAAACGATCGTATAAAAAATACAACCGACAAGGCCGTTGACAAACATCCCAAAATATCCTAGTCTTTAGGTATGAAAGAAAAAACTATAACTATAAAAACAAACGGAATATCTCAACGACAATACTCAACATTGTTGTTGGAATTAAATATAATGAAACAACAATGGAGATCTTACGGCGTAAACTTACAATTGTCAGCTCCTAGTTTAAAAAAAATCATAACGTTAGGCACATCAAATGGCACAGAGAAAAGATCCAAATAAAATAGAGGAGATGTATGGAACTAATAATTTTAAACGATGGTCTGTATCAATTGATTCCAGTAACAAAAAAAATGTTAGATGGAATAGTGTTGACGGGCGAGATTAATTGTTTTGATTTGTGTGACATACTTAGATTAAAATTAACTGGGTATGTTGATACATTAAACTTGCACATCATGAATGATGGCAGTGGTAATTGGATTGGTTGTATGTGTAGATGATACACCTACCCTAAAGAGGGAAAAAGTAAGGGTAGGTAATGGTGAGAAGATTCTTGCCATTACCACAATCTAGCCACATTGTCAAATACTAGGGTCTAACTTGCAAGTAAACTTAATATACATACCGTATTTATTAATGTCTTCACGGCCTATCTCTTCTAATTTTCTTTTAGATTCTTCATATCCAAAGTGTAGGCAATCGTATTGTGTTTTAAATGTGTCTGGCCATGGATACGGAGGCATGCACTCACCAGCAACACTTGAACAAATAATTAAACTCATTAATATTTTCATTGACAATCCTATAATATCACCTATATATGGGTTATTAAAATGAAAGGAAACAAGCATGACAGACATGAGTAAGTACAAAAATGTTTCACTGACAAAAGAAACATATGCTATTTTAGATAAGTTATCAAAGGTATTATTGCCCGATGCAAAGTTGTCGGTTGCAAAAACTATTGAATCGTTAGCAAACGAGAAAGCGAGAAAACTAAATGGCAAAATTAAAAACAAGTAGAATTGTTAAAGTGATATGCAACACATGCCACGGAAACGGGTATGTCAGGGTTGCAAAAATTGATGGTGATCCGGCAGTGGACTTTAGAGACAAAAGTGAAGTTCATCAGTGTTGGGATTGTGATTCGGAGGGAGAATTTTATGAGACGGTTGATGATAATCTTATCGATGACGGTCCTTCTGACAGGCTGCATTAAAGATTTGAAGTTCGATGGATTTGATCCAACAACATCAATGGTGAGATGGGTTTTTACACATGATGCTAAAAAAAATTAAATATAGAAAAGGACGAGCTCCAGGTGACCAAAAACGCCAAGCGCTAAACACCTCTGGGGGTTACATATCGGGATTGGTAAAACATACCCTGAGTATTCGAGCCTTTGGTGACCCGTTAGTACGTGCACGGAAAGCGGGCATTTGATGATTCCAGAAACAGATAGAGCATACATTGCAGGACTCTTTGATGGTGAGGGCTCAATACATTTTAAACGTGGTAGTGAAAAGAAAAAGAAACACAAAGGTAAAGGTTATCGTATCTCAAATAGTCTACGTTTATCTATGGAGATAACCATGACGGATCAGTCTGTGTTGACATGGGTGCACGAAGTATTGAGTGTTGGAACATTGACCAAGAAACCAAGAAAAGGTAAAAGAAAAGACGGCACACCATATTTAATGCAATATAGATGGCGATGCACATTTAGAGATGCATATTATGTTTGTTGTTTGATATGGCCTTGGGCGCATACTAAACTACCAAAGATCACTCAAGTCATGGAGCACTATAACGAACATAAAATTATGGGTGGTAAAGTAATAAATTTAGAAGAATATAAAAAGGTAATGAGTTTAGAATGAAATTAAAAATATATTTATGGATCATGGATTGGTCTGGTAGAATTAATAGTTGGGCGTGGAGAAAGCAGGCAGCGATTGTAAGAGAAAAGAATCGTAAAGAAGAAGAGGATTATCTAGAGGAGTTAAAGAAAAAACTATGAGACCAACTGTATTTGTAGCTTTGCCTTGTTACGATATGATGAAAGTAGAAACTTGTCTATCGTTATTAAATTTATTTAATAAATTTACGATGCACAATATTCCTGCTGAGTTTAGAACAGCTAAAAGTCCTTACGTTAGTCATTGTCGTAATCTGCTAACTGCTGGATTTTTACATTCTAAAAAAGATTTTTTACTATTTGTTGATGCTGACATGCAGTTTGGTGCAGACTCTGTGTTTAGAATGCTAGCTGGTAACTATGATATTTGTTGTACTCCGTATAGATTAAAAGATACTACCATGAAAGAATCTTATCCGGTATCATTTGAAAACTATGATAAGATAGAAATATCAGCCAAAGGTTTTGTTGAGATTACTGCAGGGCCCACAGGTTTAATGATGATAAAACGTGGTGTTTTTGATAAACTTAAAAAAGATAACCCTAACCTACAGATTAAGTTTCCTGAAGAAAAAAGAAAAAATATAAACGCTGAGATCATGGGTGCTGAGAATACTGATGAAAACCCATCTGAAGATTGTTTATGGAACTTCTTTGATACATCGTTTGATGATCATTTATTTAAGGGTGAAGATATTGCTTTTTGTGAATTAGCTCGTAAGTCTAAATTTAAAATACATGCGAACATAGATTCAACGACCATTCATCACGGACCATATGGTTATAAAGGTAAGTTTAGAGACGCATTGGAGAAAGTTACATGACACCAGGACAAGCTCTAGGTATGTTGTTTGTAGGAGTGATTGCTCTATCGATCGGGGCTGGTGTAGCTTTTTTAATATTACGAAAAGTTTATAAAAATATACATAAATCAAAAAGAAGGTTTGACGATTTAGAATGATGAGTGAAGAAGATATAAAAGAATACCATAATATTGGTCGAGCGATCAAGCATAATGATAAATATACCTACGTCGACTCTACACGAATCGAGGACCACGGAACACGACTCTATGATGTAAATGGTGCTAGACTTCCATCTGTGACTACGATATTAGGCAAAACCAAAAATCAACAATTTTTAAAAGACTGGAAGGCCAAAGTTGGAGAACAAGAAGCAGAACGAATCAAAAATGTATCTAGTAGTCGGGGGACAGCTATGCACAAATTCTTGGAAAACTATATCACAGGAGTGGGCTACGATGATCTTACAGCGCTCGGACAGGAGGCGAAAGCCATGGCCCAAAAAGTTATTGATGTGGGTCTTACACCTGTTGAAGAATACTTTGGGTCGGAAGTTACGTTATACTATCCGGGTCTATACGCAGGCTCAACAGACCTTGTCTGTCTACATAACAATCGTGAAACTGTTGTTGACTTCAAACAGGCTAACCGTCCAAAAAAGAAAGAATGGATCGAAGATTATTATCTGCAAATCGCAGCCTATGCAATGGCCCATGACTACGTTCACAAATCAAACATCGAGCAAGGAGTTATCATGGTATGCACGCCTGACCTATATTATCAAGAATTTGTCGTAAGTGGGGCAGAATTAAGGCAATATAAACATAAGTTTTTGAAAAGATTGGACAGTTATCATGACCTAATCTTTGATGAAAAAGAGAAAGCAAAAGTAAATATTAACCCGGAGGATTTTTTTAATGGAGCGTAAAGGCAGAATACATGGGTACTACTACGATGGTGAGACTCAATGGGTAATGTACGAAGATGAAGATGGCTATATAGAAATGAGAGAAATGGAGGACGACGATGAACAATAAACTTAGAATGGTTCTAAAGAAGAAATACGAAGCTGAAATAGAAGATGCAAAGTATAAGATTGAATGTTTCAGTCAACAAGAACTTATCATACCTGAACATCCGGATATTACAGGTGAAGTAGATAAATTGTTGAGTAAGATATCTGCTGCTGAAGATAAGTTGGCAGTAATGGAGCTACATTATGGCAAAAATGTGGCATACGAACCAAATAAAAATATTTTGTAGGCTCGCAAACTTGTTTTACCCTTCGCAAAAAGAGTTTGAACCTTCGCAGTGCGAAGGTATGTCAAGCAAAAATCTATCCGAAAATTCAAAAATGTATCCGAAAATTAAAATTTGCGAAGGTACGGGGTTATTCTGCGAGGGTTCTGCGAGGGTTCTGCGAAGGCTAGAATCCGCATATTTACTGACTTGCGAAGGTTGCGAGGGGTAAATCAGAAAAACAAAAACTTTTTTGTCCTTGGGTACAAAATTCACTGTATACCTTCGCAGAGTTGTAATATAATATCTTATGCCTAGGAAAAGACGAAAACGAATCGCAACTGATGTATCTCCCGATATACCTTATCCGAGAGTTCGAGTGGAGTGGATTGACTGTGTCAGTGACTCGGGCTGGGCTACTGATAAAGAGTTTGATAGAATGAAACTTGCAAGACCTGTCAATGAGGGCTGGCTGTATTCTAAAGATAATAAATCTATAAAATTATTTGCGTCTTACGATAAAGATGATGATGGTATTACTTTTGGGGATCGGACGATGATTCCTCGGGCTTGGGTAAAGAAGATTCAGAAACTTTAGATGGAGTTACATCGATTATCTGTCCATAGTCGGTTAAAAGCTGTTTCATTTTTGCTTCTAATTCTTGTTCTGACATGTCCTCTAGTTTTCCTGTTTTTATTATTTTTCTATCTATGTATAGCCCTGCTGCTTTGCCTCTGTTTGCTTCCGCATTCACTGCAGAAGAGAATGATCCTTTTTTCAAAGCGGCTTCTCTAAGTCTTGCAAGTTCTGCTACGTGTCCCTCGTAGGTGACTTCGTGTTTTTTAAGTCTTTCTTCTTTTAATTCACCAATATATTTTACAACAAGCGGTGAGTGTCTTGGGTTTGTCAGTTCTGATCCCTCTTGTCTTGCACGTTTTGGACTATATCCAGCAGCGAGCGCTGCTTCTGTCTGTGTCATTGGTCCGTCAGGTCCACCGAATACTAAAAACTCTGCGAACCTTTGCTGCATTTCTGTTAATCTCTTTGGTAATCCCATGATTGACAATTTAAGGTAACTATCCTATAAAGTCAATATGAAAGACAACGAGGGCTATGAGCAGTTGATTAAAATGTTGCGAGCAGAAATACAGGATTTAAAAAAATATAAATCAGAATGTATAAGATTAGAAAATTTATTGCATGGCTATAAAAAAGTGATAGAAGATTTAAGTCGTCAGGTGGTTAAATAATGTACGTCAAACACCTGCAAGAGTATTTAGAAAAGTTTACTGAAGGACAGCAAGGTCGTAGAGGTAACGCAGTCAGTGATGCAAAAATATATATCATGACTCGTAAAGGTTACCTAGAGGAGATCAAACGGATTGAAGTTCACCAAAGTAATAATCCACTGGATAATTCCTTGCGTGTAGTTTTAAAACCAAACAAAGAAGAAAAACTAATTTTACCTCCTGGTTACGTAAAAGATTATTAACATTTGAACACAGGAGTAACCTTGAAAAATGCATGGGACCAGAGCGTAAATTATATCAAAAACTTAAGAAAAATATTACATCTATTTCTTGGATTAGACTTGAAAATCTTAGTTTATCCGGTACTCCTGATCTATTGGGCTACAATAATTCTGGCGTCTTTTTCACTGTAGAACTTAAAGTTACGAAGAGTAACAAGGTACGCTTCAGTCCACATCAAATAGCCTTTCATGTGAAGCATCCTAACAATACATTTATCTTGCTTGAGCACCTCGGTTCAGGGTGCTTGAAACTTTTCCGTGGTTCAAGAATCAAGGAGCTTGAAGCTTGTGGCTTCAAGCTTGACGCTTGTTGCTTGGGGCTTGACGCTTGTGGCTTGTTGCTTGATTCGCTTGGCGCTTGAAGCTTGGCGCTTGGGGCCCGGACCAGGACGCACGCTTGTTGCTTCCGTCGAAACTTCGTCGCTAATGGCCTGATCCAGTTTATTACGTAGCTTTCGTAATTCTTTATAATACTTTGGATGTCTAAACATATCAATGAGCCTTATACTGTATTGTCTT